CGTTCGCCTTACTGATCGGGCTGACCGCGACGTGCAGCCGTCCGTCCACATCGAACGTGCGGACGGACGGGGTTCGGTCCATGGCTAGAAGAATCATTCGACTATCCTCGTTTTTCCAGAGCGGACAGGCGGCGCATAAGCTCCGCAATCACCACGTCTTTCGCCTCGTCGCGTCGTGCGAGTTCCTGAACTGCGCCCGTCAGCGCAGGCACGATCTTCGCCAAGTCGAGACTTTGATACCACTTGCCCATTCTGGTCGGCTCAAAGTGCGTATCATCCGGCAGTCGCACAGGCTCCGGGACATCCTCCATAACGATCGTGCCTGCGGCTTCGATCGCCTCACCGCTGCCGTTCGTGTCGTTGAAGACAATCCGACCAAGCTGTATTTCGCCATCAGGATCGCCGATCACCGCCAGAGGTAGCAACTTCTGAACTTCATCTGCAATAAAACCCTGGTGGCGATCACCGGACTTATCTTTGCGAAATTCGAAGGTAACTGGACGAAGTTTGACGACCAGTTCCAGACCGCCCTCTAGCGGCTGGATCTTCTTTTTCAACCGTCGGTCAGACGAAGTGCCGTAAGTCGTCGCCGATCCCGACATGCTAATGCCGCCAACGAAGCCGTTCGCGTTGTAGTGCGCGGTGAGGGTCGTCGGGTCGCTGCCGGACCCGACAAAATCAAGTCGCGGCGATCCATTGGCATAAACCGTAAGCCCCGGCGTTGTCGTATCTGCTGCGGCCTTGCCGAAAGTCCATGCGGTGGCGTTTTGCACGTAGCCATTACCGAGGTGATCGATCGAAAGCCGCCGTATGGCCGTATCACCAAGGCGCTTTGTTTCGACGCCCCATGCACCGCCATTACCTGCCGGAATCGTTCCAACCATGTTGAACACGTTGTCGGCGTTGGCGCCGAGAAAAGCACGGTAATGAACTTCTCCGGTGGCAGTAAAATCAGGATTCAGAACAGAAATTTCGCCCCAATGAGCAAAACGGCCAATTCCGTCCTCATAGGTGACGATATAATTCTTGCCCGGCGCGTTCTCATCAAGATATTTACTGCCCGCCCCCGGCAGGCAATATCGGTTTCCTATAACAATATGCTGGGTCGATCCGGCTTTGATGATCAGTTCATTTCCAGAGGCATCAGAACCATTGGCCTCCAGATATGGTGCGAAAATCTTATACCCTTGCGCGCCAACGTCGAGGAAAATCCCCTCTCGCCCGCAGCTCTGGATGACCGGAGCCATGAAGACATTGTCAATGGAGTTTCCGCCATAGACGCCGTACTCGGTCGAACTTAGTATAACGGCGTGATCGGAGAAGCCCGCATTGATATCGGGCGGCCCGAACGGAAATGAACCCGTCGGGGTGTTGCCGGTATGGTCGATATACATACCGCTGCCGAGGACGCTGTTGGAATAAATCGAACTCAGCCGCCACGCGTTGCCATTGATCCCGGCGCCAGGATCAAGATGGAAGGCATGACTCTCCGTGTCGTTAATCGAAACGCCCGAAGCCCGAAAACGCGCTTTTTTGATATGGACACCAACACCGGAAAAGTTCGCAGAATTTCCGTCTATCCCGATTTCGGATAGACTGGCCGCGTAGCCATCGATCGTCACGGTTGCGCCATTCGTATTTTTTTTGATCGTGGACGGCGCTGGGATACTAATTTCGGACGTCGGTCCTTCGCCCCGCCAATTCTGCGAGTTGCCGATCGTTATCGCGCACAAATATGTGCCTGCCTGAAAATGCGAAAGTCCGCCAAGTTGATCGGTCAAAACGGCGGCGGCTGCGGCGGCTGCGGCGGTACTGCTCGTCGTCCCGGTACGGTCGGCACCGACGAAATCGTCAATGGACAGACGTTGCGAAAATTGATTAGCTGCCGACGAAAGAATCGTTCCGGCGCCCGCGCGCTGATAGCCGACAAGACTACTGCCGCCCGCCGCCGCTAGATCGGCCGTAGCGACTTTAGTGTCCAAAGCGACCTGCGTGGCGGTGCTGACCGGTTTATTCGCGTCGCTCGTATTATCGACATTGCCGAGCCCGAGACCCGCTCGCGCTTCCGCCCCAGTCGACCCGCCCGTGCCGCCATTCGTAACGTTCAGCACGCCGCCGAGAACCAGCGTCCCTTCGACTTGGATCGGGCTTCCAGTAAAGCCAAGACCTGTCGTCCCCCCATCCGCGGAGACACTGCGGACCGTGCCGGTCCCCTCGAGCGAAGAAGTCAGATCGGCGGCAAGGGCGGTAAATATGATCGCCACGTTCGCCGGGAAGGGAACGGGCGCACCGCCCGCACTGGAAATGGACGGGGTGCGGAGAAGCTGGTTCGCTCCGGCGACATAGACGCACTGGCCCGCCTCGTAGTCGGCCCCGTTCTCGACGGCGTAGCTGTAGGTCAGACCGTCGGTAAGAACTTCCGCCCCCCGGAATGCCGGAACCGCATTGCCCAGCACGAACGGACCGCTACCGCTCGACTCCGCGAAAATCTTGACTCGATCAATGAGGGTGGAACTGTCGGCCATTGGGGGCTCCAATAATTATGAAAGCCTACAATACGGCAAGGCGGCGGCTAATCAAAGCCGGGAATTACGGGTATCGCCACGCACCTGCAGTTAATCGCGGTCCCCGGCCAGACCGTCCCTTCGCCGTTCTCAAAGTCCACGCCGTCCGCGAGATTGAATACGAGCCGATCGCGGCTGGCCCGAACGTGTTCGGGACGAGGGGTCTTGCCGCCGGCCGAGTGCTGCCAGCGCGCCTTGGTTATGCCGTTCTCGAGCGCCCGCGTACGGACCATCATCGCGGTCGCCTTGTTCGTCTGATCGCGCGCAATGAGCGCGGCCCGTCGTTTGGTGATGCCGACGCGCTTGGTCAAATGTTCGGTCAGTGACGCGAGGTCGCGACCAGTGGCGACGGACTGCGACAGGGCGACCTGCACGCCTTCCAGATGCTGCGCGCCGATCGACTTGATAAGCGCGACGTTCTCGGCGACCACCGCTTCGAAGGCTTCCCGCATGGCCGGAGACTGCTGGAACTTGACGGTAAACCCGGCTTTCCGCATGTCCGCTTTCATATTCCGATCGACACGGTTCTCGACGCTCGTTGCGAACCATTCGGAAAGTTGCTCGGAGAGCGTATCGAACCGACGGAGCCAGCGGCGCCGCAGCTTGTCGAAAGCGTTCTGCAACGGCAGGGCGTCATGGCCGAGGTCGACCGTGGCGGGCTCGTTGGCGCGATAGGCCGCCTTCAGCCAGTACATCAGGCTATCCGCCATCTCGTCGATCAGCGCGTCGACTCGCTTCTGGTACTGGATGCGCGTCGGGGCCGCCGGGCGGATGGGGTTAAGTGTCTTGGGCATCGGGCGCCCCCCCGTCCTTCGGGTCTTCGTCGGTCCCTTCGTTCCCAAAGCCGGGCGGCGGATCGGTCAGATCGACCCCGTGGTATAGGCTATTCTCGTCGTTCGACAGGCGTGTGCGGACCTCTTCGGGATCGACAATACCTGCGGTTGTGTAAGCCACGTCGGCCTCCGCATCGACCTTGCGCATCTCGGCCTTGTCCTTGTCGTCCATCTCCCAGAGCGGCAGGAACTCAAAGTCCATCCCGTCGATCAACTCGCCGAACAGGGAGAGTTGGACGGCCTTCAAGATGACGCAAAGACCGGGCCGCATGTTCTTTTCTTGCAGCGAATGGACGTCCGCATAGAAATTGCGCGCCTCCCCCTCGCTGTTCGCGTTCAGACCGGTGGGCGATACCTGAATATAGATCGACAACGGGATGCGCGCCACGCTTGCCAATTGCTCGTGGGCTTGCCGCTGCAATTCGTGCAGACCGGACAGCGGGACAGCAATATTTACCAGTTCCTCGGTGTCTTTGTCCGTGACCCACATGCCTCGGTTGTCGCGCCCGTCGTTGGCAAGTTCGACTCGCTTGAAAACTTCCGAGCAATCGCCGCCGGCCATCGTGGACGACATGTCCGTCTTGAGGTTCAGGATCGAATAGCTGTTGACCATATCGGATACCGCTTGCCGTGTGCGCAGCCAGTTATCCACGTAGGGCTTCATCATCTGGACGAGCGATAGGCCCGCAAACGCATAGGCGGGCTTCAGCATGTCCGATAGGGGGCGGCTGGTCATGGTCAGCATCCGCGAGTGATGCACGCGCTTGCCGTAAACGATCCATTCGCTCGGCTTATAAAAACTCTGCTTTAGCGGGTTGCTCGTCTCATAGACGCCCGGTGCCGCCCATACGGGTTCGACGACCTTGAGCGCCTGAAGCGGTCGACGCTGGTTGACCTTGGTTTTTGTCAGACGCAAAGGCGTGATCAGCTCGGCGGGCTTATCCGCGTCGCCAAAGTCCAGAAATATCTGACCGCGCCCATAGCCTTGATCGAGAAAACACCATTCTTCCGTAACGGTCCGCACGTCCAGTCGGTCAAATTCCGCCTCGACCTTTGCGCGCTGGTCGGCCGAGCCGCCCGTTATCTTGATCCACTTACGGACAGCATGTTCGGCCCAGATAGTCGCCGCGTGCCGGTATTCCGCCCGCTGTAACAGTTCGGACAGATAGGGGAACCCGAAGAACCCTTGGCCCTCGTGGAATAGTGCACTCTGAGCCCAGTTGGTCAGTTGGCTTCCGCCGAGCGGTCCCGAATGGTCCATCGCCATCTCGGCGGGGACGACGCCCGGCGCGTATTGGTAGGGCGCGTAAACCTCTTCGGCGGGGCGCTTCATAGGGTCGGCTTTGGTCGAAGCGGGCCGTGTCTTGGCGAGCGCGAGCGACCCGAGGCTGATCGTCATCGACGGACGCGCAGACTCGACGGGCTGCTCGACTACCGGCGCCGGGGAGGCTTTCAGCCACTGTTTGAACCGATCGAGCATCCGCCATCCTACCTATTGATAATCATGCGACGACGCGCGCCGCTTTTCACCATCATAACAGCGTCGGCAAGGTTTGGCGATTTACTATCGTCAGGCTGTTTGTTGACGACCATCTTGCCCGTATTGTCCGGCTCCCACGTCGGTTGAGACAGTTCGGTCGTCAGCTTCTGCAAGAGCGGCATTTTGCTGCAAAGGCTGATAATCTGGGACGGATCGTAATTATAACCCGGCTCGCTGCGCGCGCGGAAAGTCTCGCGGAATAGCCGTCGCAGGTTGCCCCAGCTTTGCGCCTTCAGGTTCTTGTAATAGTCGGCGTTCGTTCGGTTCGCGCCGGGGTATATCTTCGTATCGGGCTTCTCGACCTTGCCGCTACCGTGGAAGCCCCGAACATTGATCAGCCGGGGGACGTGGCTATGCTCGTAGCCGTCCGCCCGTCGCGCCTCGTTGATCATGCGCGCATCGCCCCGCACGCCCGCGCCCATGCCGTCCGCATCGTACAACAGGTCTTCGACGTCCAGATCGTCGCACTGGCCGAATGCCTTGACGACCGACGCATAAATATCGCCGTCCTTGCCGGTCCACTGGTCCACATGGTCGATCAGGACGCCGCGGCAGGCGGCGAGGGCGTTCAGATCCTTGCCGCGGTCGGCAATGTCCAGTGCGGCCAGTCGCTCGCCGGTCGGCTTAATGTCCAGATGAATATGTGCGTCGATGGCTGCTTGCACCCATGCGGATGGAATGACGATCCCTTCGACCGACGCGCTGAAGTCCATGTCGACTTCCTGCGCCAGGACGACCGGATCCAACTGGTCTTTCTGTTTCTGATACCACGCCTCGTCCTTGCGGGGATCGTCGCGCCAGTGGAGTTGAAAGACGCGGTTCGCTGGCC